GGTTATCGACCATGGTGCATATCTCCATAAATATTGCTGCAACGATATTTACGCTGATTTCCAGCAGGTCGCAGAGAATTTATACGCATGGCATCAGATTTTGAATCAGGTTCGGGTCCTTGGGCTAAAGATGCTACCCTCAGAGATCTGATCTCCGTAAGCGGTAACCAAAATAAGATACTTGGTTTGATCGCTACAGCGCTTAAGGTAGATTCAGATCAGTTAAAAAGCCTCACTGGTGGTTTATCTATTACCAACAGAGAAATGGCTGCTAGCCGACGACAGACCGATGAAATTATCAAAGAAGCAAAGGGCACCACCAAGGTAGCATTAAAAAGCGCAGATTCGTTAAACAGCATACTAAAAAACAAGACTGCTGGTTTAAAAGGCGAATTCAGTTCTGCTATAGGTGGTATTGGGGAAGCTTTAGCTAAGAACGGCAAATACAGCAAGCTAGTAGCAGCTGCAGAGCTATTAGGTACAGGTCTAGAAGCTCTATATAACAACGCTACTGCTCTTTCTGATGCTACTCTACAGGCATATGACAGCGGTATTGTTTTCAGTGGTGGTATGCATGAAGTTGCTAGGACCATGGATGCCACCGGTCTTGGTTTAGAAAAATTTCAGAAAGTCATACTTCGCAATAGCCAAGTGGTATCAGCTGTGGGTATACCTAGGTTACAGGCCCTAAGCGAGAGTTTCAAGACTCTAACTAACAGAGGTGTTGATCTTGGCACTGATCTCGAGGGTGCTCAACAAACCCTGCTAAGCTACATGGAGATACAGAGATCAAGTGGTCAGCTTACCAAGAAAGATGATAAGGAACTTACAGCTGGTGCCATGGCTTATGGCAAACAGTTAAACGAGCTAAGCCAGCTCACCGGCAAGCGACGCGAACAACTGGATCAAGAGGTCAAGGAGCACATCAAACGTCCTAGATTGCAGATCATGCTTAGTAGCATGACTGGAGATGCTAGAGCTGCTGCTGAACAGGGAATACGAGGTTTAGCGCCTTTGGGCCCAATGGCTGAGAAGATGGAAAATCTCATGGCAGGCTATCGTGCCAGAGGTTTAGCTGGTATGCAAGATGCTGATGCTAATCTAACCCAGGCAATAATGAATTCTGGGCACATGAACGATTTCATAGAAGCATATAATGCTACCATGCAAGGTAACACAGCTCGGCAAAAAGAAGCATTTACTGCGCTAGGCGGTGGTATACAAGATTTCGTTAGGCAGCGGGCAAATTATAATGGTGCCACACAGTACGTGATGGGACAGCAGATTGAATCTGCACAGGAGCTAGCCACAGCTTCAACTGCATATAGCCAGAAAGTTGATGCTGCTGGCAAAGGGGTGCCAGATGATGTCAAAGCTATATCAGGTGTGCAGCAGGCATTTGCTGAGGCTGCAGCTAAGTTTGATACAGCATTGTTGGACCTAAGCAGCCGTATAGTATCATATGCCGCACCAATGTTACAAACACTTGGTGATACAGCTGTGAAAGCTGCCACAGGCGTGCAAGATCTTGTGAATTTCCTTGGTTATGGTGAATTACCTCGCGGCGGAGATGGTAAGATTGATTGGAGCAGGGTAGTTGTAGCAGGTTTAGACATAGCAGCGCCGACCGCGGCTGCCATAGGCGGTGCAGCGATTACCAGACGTATGCTTAACCGCGAAGGCGAACCAGAACTGCGCGATAACTTACATCCTGAAGTAGATCACGAAGCTCGAATGGGCCGATCGCGCATGCGACGCAGCGGCATGAGGCGACTCACTGGTGGTCTTGGGTGGTTACAGTCACTGTATCTGGGTGCAGAAGCAGGGCTTGAAGATCAAAGCATAGGAGTTGGAGCTGCAACAACTGGTGGTGGATTAGTAGGTGGTGCAGTAGGCGAACGTGTACTTGGTGATGCTGTTGATAAGCTAACGCTGCGTATGGCCAGTGACGGAAGTCTAAGGAAGGCAGTAGTAGCTGGACTGATCTCACTGGGCGGACATGCCATTGGGCAGTTGGGCGGTACAGAGCTTGGTGCTATGACATCTAGACAGCTGGCAGAGATGGCACTGGGTGCAGGTCCGCAGCAGTCTGTTGCACCAACAGACAACGGTGATAATGCTGGTGGCACTCAATACGGTAATACTGGGCCGGTGACCACTGATGGAAGCACTCCTGCAGCGCAACCAAGCAGCGGCGCATCTGATCTGCGGCAAACCAATGGATTGCTACAGCAGATGATAGATAAGCTAGATGCTCTGATCTCGACTGAACAATCTTCTACCCGCACTCTCAGCGAAGCCTATGCCAGAGGACAGGGTGTGGTACATTAATTTGATTACCACGGTAGCCAGCTAGCATACTATAAATATCGAACCAAAGATAGGCAAATCATAATGGCATCGTGGAAGAAATACTTCTCAGCAGTACCAACACAGGCGCGCATGCAGCAGCGCATGGAACAGTGGAACAGCGACGGTGATGCCAAACCAGGCAGCAGTGCCAAGTATAACAGTTATCTACCAGAAGTGTACAGTGGTGCACCTAACCGAATAGAACGCTACGTTCAATACGAACAGATGGATCTAGACAGCGAGATCAGCCGAGCATTGGATACCATCAGTGATTTCAGCACCCAGAGCTTTGAAAAAGACGAAGAACCTTTTGAAATCAATTACAAAGGCAAGCTTAGCGAGACTGAGATTAAGCTGCTGACTGAAACACTACAGCAGTGGTGCAGCCTCAACAAGTGGCGCCAGCGACTGTGGCGCTTGTTCCGTAACACCATCAAGTATGGCGATCAGATCTATGTGCGTGATCCGGAAACTTTCCGACTGATATGGATTGATCCAACCAAGGTTGAGAAGATCATCGTGAACGAGAACAAGGGCAAAAGCATCGAGCAGTATGTGATCCGAGAGATGGATTTCAACCTCAACACCTTGGTTGGTAGCAACATGTTGGTGCACGATCAATATGCGTTTCCAGGAGGATATCCTCGCAGTGGTAATCCAGCAAGCGGTGCAGGATCCTACAACTATGGGCAGGCTAGCACACCAGGATCAAGACAGAGCCGATTTGACAACATGCCGCAAGATACAGCTGTGGATGCTACTCACGTGGTGCATTTCAGCCTATCAGAAGGCATGGATAACCAATGGCCATTTGGTACCAGCATACTTGAGAGCATCTACAAAGTTTACAAGCAGAAGGATCTGCTCGAGGACTGCATACTGATCTATCGCATCGTGCGTGCGCCTGAACGCAGAGTTTTCTACATTGACGTGGGTTCACTTAGTGGTCCTCGCGCCATGCAGTATGTGGAGCGCATCAAGAACGAGATCTATCAGCGCCGAATTCCCAACAGAACCGGCGGTGGTGTCAGCGTGATCGATGCCAGCTACAATCCAATTAGCATCAACGAAGATTTCTTCCTAGCTACCAACGCAGAAGGCAAGGGAACTCGAATCGAAAACCTAGGCGGTGGTGAGAATCTCGGCCAGATTGACGATCTCAAGTACTTCAACAACAAGATGATCCGCGGTCTAGGGGTGCCCAGCAGCTATCTGCCAACTGGACCAGACGATGGTACAGCTGTGTACAACGATGGCAAGGTTGGCGTGGCATTCGTGCAGGAATATCGCTTTAGCAAATACTGCGGTCGACTGCAAAATCTTCTATCGCCTGTGCTAGATAACGAATTCAAGCTGTTCCTAAAGCATCGCGGTATAGAGATACAGAGCAACCTCTTTGAACTGCAGTTCTTCCCTGCTCAGAGCTTTAGCAACTATAGGCAGATGCAGATAGACGGTGAGCAGATTGGCTTGTTCAGCACGCTGATGGGCACAGAAGCTACCAAATATGTCAGCAAGCGATTTGCACTAGAACGCTATCTTGGCTGGACCCAGGACGAGATATCTCGTAACGAAGAGATGTGGCGCGAAGAGAATGCAGATAAAGTCAAGACCAAGACAGGTACTTCTGCTGGCAGCGAACCTCCTGGTATGAATGCCATAGGTATTAGACCATCAGCAGCTGAACCGGCGCCAGGCGGAATACCAGCCGATCTTGGCGGCGAACCAGAGGCTGAAGGTGCAGCTCCTGCAGGAGAAGGAGTTCCTCCAACTCCGGGGACTCCGCCTGGTGGTGGCGTGGTTGGCGGCGCGTGACAACCATAAATATGCCAGTTGGGGAAGAAAAATGAGAGCTGACGAGTTTGATGCCGGTTATTACACACCATCAGATGACAAATTTAATCAAGCACATCTGCACGATACTAGGCGGCCTCGATTGACATTGATTCAGCTTAACAAGCTCAAGAAGATGCGTGCTGCCAAGGATCTAGAAGATCTGGTGCATGCAGATCATCTTGAGATACAGTATGCACCTATGGAAGAAGGTCCACCGGCATGACCTATACCATACCCTATCAAGCATCTCTGACTGCCCAAGGTAACATCGTAGTAGCAGACAGCACCATTAACACTACCAGCACCAGTTTGGCATTGATTGGCGCAAACAGCGTGAATTTTGGTCTGTATGTGAATCAGGATTTCGTAAACCTGCTGCAAAATTTTGCCAAGAACACTGCTCCTACCAGTCCTTTAATTGGACAGTTATGGTATGACACCATCAGCGAAAGCCTAAAGTATTACACTGGCAGCGTTTGGCAACTACTGACTCCGCCATTTGATGGTGCAGCTGGTACAGCTACGCTTAGCTTGGCAGGTGGCACAGACATCGCATTGACCCTAGCTAACAATCAAATAATCTATGCTGTGAGCGCTGTTACTATACCTCAAGCTGGCTTGCCAGACAGCGTGCTGATAAACAGCACATCTCCACCCTATGCACTAGCATCTAGATTTCCTCAGGGTCTTGGCCCGGGAATCACATTGGCCACTACCAGTGGCGGCTTCCAATTCTATGGCACAGCCAAGACAGCTAATGCTTTGGCTAGCAACATGACACTGAGCGTGTCGGGTAGCGCTAGCGGTAGCGTGAGCTTCAATGGTAGCAGTGGTGCTACTCTTCCTGTGAATCTTAATAGCGTGGTTGCAGCTGGCCATTATACCAACGTAACTGTTGGCAGCAATGGTATAGTGATAGCCGGTGGCAGCATCACTTCAAATGACGTGACAGCCGCGCTTGGTTATACTCCTGGTGTAGCCAACGGTCCTGCTAACGTGCTATCATTTGGCAGTAACATTAAACTAGACGGTGTTATCGGGGGCAGCAATGTGTTCTATGGTAACAGTAACATCATCATACATACGACATTCATAGATAATCCAATGCCAACCAATGGCATCATACTGTTACCTATCGGCAGTGTCATACCAACTGGCTGGTATATAGCTAATGGGCAAACTGCTACCATACCAAATGGCGGCGGCAGCGTAGTCACTGAAACTCTCAGTGCTCCTGCTGGTACGAATTACATACAGAAAGTTTACTGATCTCTGTATCTGTCATTAATCTGTAATTTTTCACCTATATTACACCTGATTCGTCTGTCGTCATTAAATACAGCCGAGTCTGTTACAACATCTTACAACACAGGAGACTAAGATAATGGCTAAGAGTAAGCTAGAACAAGTCCTGGAGCATCTCGTCGCTGGCGACGAAGCCAAGGCAAAAGACCTACTGCATCAAGTATTCATTGAAAAGGCTCGTGCTATTCACGAAGAACTGATCAGTGCTGATGAGGACATGGAAGAAGAAACACTGGGTGGTGACGAAGGCAAGCAGCTGCGTCACGACATGATGCACCACAGCGATCACATCGAAGAGCTCAGCAATGAGATCGAATCAGAAGAGATCATGGGTGAAGACGACGACATGATGGCAGCTGATGCTGACATGGACATGGCTGATGCTGAAGACGATCTCGGCGATGCTATGGTCGCAACTGATGATGCTATGGACGACGAAGCAATGAGCGGCGACGTAATGAGCGATATCGAAAGCACCATGGGAGATCTTGAAACTGCACTTGCAGATCTCAAGGCTGAATTTGAGCGCCTAGAAGGTGGTTCAGATGACTCTGAAATGGGCGACATGGATGACATGGGCGGCGAAGAGATGAGCGACGAAGAAGGCGAAGGCGAAGAAGAAGGCGAAGAAGAGATGGACGAAATGTTCACCGAAGAAGACTTCGACGATCTCGCTGAAGCAGTTGAACTTGAGAAAGTCACCGTCCCTACCAAGGGAGAAGTGGGTTCAGGCAAGTTTAGTCCACGCGACGCTGATACCAAGCAAGACAGCCCAGTTCCTCCAAGCCAGACTTCACGCTTTGGTGCAGCTCCGATCAAGACAGGAACTGGCCCTAAGGCAGATGGTTATGCGCTACAGGCAGCTCCAAAGAGCGACAAGCTTCCAATTGAAGCCAAAGGTAACCAACGCAAGAAGGCAACTGATGGCATGGAAAATGAGCAGAGCGGCAAGTACGGTGCTAAGGAAGATAGCAAGAGTGCGCTAGATACTACCGATCGCACATTTGGTAAAGGCAACCAAACAAGCCCACTTACACACGCTCCGCGCAAGTAATTGATAGAGCTGATACGATACAAAAATACCGCAGGAATTGATCCTGCGGTATTTTCTTATAAAAAACACCTATTTAGAACCTGTTTATCAAACTGTCACTAAATATCGCACCACAACTACAAAGGTAGTGTCATGAAAGATAATATGCTAGTTGAACACCTTGCCTACGACACTGCAAAAGCCGAAGTCATCACTGAATCGGCTGGTGAGGGCCAACCAAAGAATGTCTACATGAAAGGCATCTTCATACAGGGCGGTCTGCGCAACCATAACGGTCGCGTGTATCCCGTGAATGAGATCCGCAAGGCGGTAGAGACCCTGAATGAGTCAATCAGGCAGGATAGCGGAGTGCTCGGTGAGTGTGATCACCCACAGGAACTCCAGATACATCTCGATCGCGTAAGTCACAAAATCACTGAAATGTGGATGGATGGAGCCAACGGATACGGCAAGCTACAGATATTGCCAACTCCTTGCGGTGAGATCGTCCGCACACTACTGCAAAGCGGCATCAAGCTTGGTGTTAGCAGCCGCGGTTCAGGAAACGTAGACGATAACGGCGAAGTTAGCGACTTTGACATGCTCACGGTT